CCCCGGCCGGCGCGAGGCCGACGTCGGCTGGGGCGGCGCGCCGCCCTTCGCGCCGACGCTGGCCGCCAGCCAGCTGTGCCTGCTGGCCGAGGTCGAGCGGCTGGCCCGCGCCGGCGACGGCTGGGCGCGGCCGTGCCTGGCCGCCTGCGCCCGGGCCGCGGGGGCGCACCGGCGCACCCTGCAGCGGCAGATGGGCAAGCTGGAGGGCGGCCGGATGCTGGAGCGGCGGCCGGGCGCGGGCGTCCCCGCCTGGCGGCCGACGCCGCGCGGGACCGCCGCGCTGGCCTGGGTGCGCGCCGCGCTGCGCGGCGCGGAGCGGGAGGAGGGGTGATGGCGGTCAGCGTGGTGGCCGGCGAGCTGCGGGCCTTCGTGGACCGGCTGACGCGGCTGGCCGAGGACAAGGCCGAGATCGCCGCGGCCGAGAAGGAGGTCATGGCCGAGGCCAAGGGGCAGGGCTACGACCCGAAGGTGATCCGGCGCGTGCTGGCCGAGCTGAGGCTCGACGCCGACGCGCGGGCCGAGCGGCGGGCGATGCTGGACCTCTACCTCGGGGCGCTGGGCGAGCTGGCCGACACGCCGCTGGGCGCGGCGGCGGCCGAGGCCGCGCGCGACGGGGCGCGCATGGCCGAGGTGGACGCGGCGCTGGCGCGCCTGCGGGCCGACGGCTGCACGGTGACCATCGGCGCGGCGGAGGCGGACGCCGGGAGCCTGGCGGCGCTGGTGAAGCGGGCGGCCGGGGCCGCCCATGGCTGAGCGGTTGTCGATCTCGGACGGGCTGGCGGACGCGCTGCGGTCGCCGGGGGGCGCGCTGGTGGGCGCGGCCGCAGGGCTGGCGGAGGATCTGCGGCACGCGGGGCTGGGGCCGGCGGAGGCGGCCTCGGTCGTGGCGAACATGCTGCTGCGCGCGGCCTGGATCGTGGCCGCGTCGGGGCGGATCGCGGCCGGGGAGAGCCCGCGCCCCGAGGCTTTCGCCGCGGCGGCCGCGGACTGGGCCGCGCGCATCCGGTTCGAGGGCGACCCCCGCGAGGTGGACGGCGCGGCGGAGGACGTCGGGCCGGGGGGCGGGCCGGGGGGGCGGGCCGTGAGCGCGCTGGCGGCGGTGCCGGCGGGGGCGGCGGCGGAGGGGCCTCCGGTCTATCCGCTGCCGGCGGACGCGGCGCTGGGGCAGTTCCGCACGCTGAACCTGCACCCCCACTGGCTGCTGGGGTCCGAGCTGCACGTCGCGGCCCAGACCAACCGGGCGGGGGTGGCGGCGTGGTTCTTCCTGCTGGCGCAGGCCTTCGTGACCCAGAGCCCCGGCGGCACCCTGCCGACCGGGGAGGCGGCGCTGGCGGACCTGGCGGGCTTCGGCGCGGACATGGACGGCTGGGGCGCGGCGCGCCCCGCCGCCCTGACGGGGTGGAGCCGGGTGCGGGTGCTGGCCGCCGACGGCCGCGACGCGGGGGAGCGGCTGGCCCACCCGGTGGCCACCGCCGAGGCCGTGCGCCTGTGGGCCGAGGTCGAGCGCATGGGCGCCCGGCGCGCGGCCAACGCCGCCGACCAGGCCTGCGCCCGGGTGCGCGGCCAGCTGAAGCGGCTGGGCGCGGGCAAGGGCCTGTTCGAGCCGGGGCGGGTGGAGGCGATGCGCCGCTGGCTGGCCGAGCGGGAGATGCGGATCACGGGGCGCAACGTGCAGGCCGCGATCATGGCCACGATGGACGCGGGGGGCGGGCGGTGAGCGGCGACGCGCTCGAGGCGTGGGCGGGCGCCGCGGTGGGGCTGGGGGTCTCGGCCGCGCTGGTGTGGGCGCTGCGGGCGGCGGGGTGGTGGGACGCGCATCCGGCGGCGGTGACGGCGGCGTTCTTCGCGGCCTCGGTCGCGCGGGGGTGGGCGGTGCGGCGGGCGTTCCGGCGGTGGGCGGCCCCGCGCGCGCGCGAGGCGGAAGGTTCGGAGAACTGTCAGAAACTGTCACGCGTGACAGACGCCTGACAGCAGGTGACGGCGATTGTCGTTCAGGTTCAACGGGTTGGAGTGCGCCCGAAAACTGTCACGTCTAATACCCTACCCGATAGGGATCCCCCTACCCCCTTAGGGCTCGCCTGTGGATAAGTCGGAGGCTTGGGACGATGGGCAAGAGGCGGACGGGCCTGGGACCGCAGGAGCCCCCGAGCGAGGCGACCTGCCGGGAGGCGGCGGCGTTCTTCCAGCGCACCGGCACCTTGCTGCCCTGCTGGAACACGCGGCGGGTCACGGGGGCGATGATCGCGCGGGGGCTGGTCGAGCCCGAGGCGCTGATCCGCGCCGGCCTGAACGCCCCCCTGATCCGGGAGGGGTGAGGGTGCGGGTTCCGGACGTGAGCCGCGGGATGCGCCGGACGAGCGCGGCGCGGGCGCGGGTGGTCGCGGCCCCCGACCGCGAGGCCATGGCCGCCCTGCTGGGCCGGACGGGGCTGGGGTTCCACGTGCTGCGCGTCGCGCCCCGCCGCGAGCTGGCGGTGGTGGCGCGGCTGGCCGAGCGGGGGGTCGCGGCCTGGACGCCCAGGTCGGTGCGGATGCGGCGGGCGGGGGGCGGGGGCGCCCGGCGGCCCTGGGCCTGCGCCCGCGCCCCGGGCTACGTGCTGGCCGCGGTCGGACCCGGGCGCTGGGCGGACGTCTTCGCCGTGGCCGGCGTGCTGGGCGTGCTGGGGGCCTCGGACGGGCGGGAGCCGGACCCCCTGCGCCGCGTCTGGGTGGAGGCGCTGCTGGCCATCCCGGACGAGGCTCCGGCCGCGGAGGGGGTCGCCGTCGGGCAGGCCGTGACCGTGGCCATGGGGCGCTGGGCCGAGGTGCGCGCCGTGGTCGTCGGGCTGGCCGACGACGGGCAGGCGGAGATCGCGTTCGAGATGCTGCGCGCGGCCCGGGTGGCGCGCGTTCCGGCGACGCGGTTGGCCGTTGCGTGCTGAGCGAAGCTGCGCCATGATCGCCGCCGCCGCCACCGCCGACTGCGCGCCATCCCCCAGGGGACAGAGCGCCGGGCAGGCCGGGCGGGCCGGGCGCTCCGCCGCCGCGGCCCGCGCGACGGCGAAGCCATGCCGAGGCGAGGGGGGAGTGGGGAGCGGGTCCTTCCGGGGCGGTTTAGTATACGGGCAGCTAAAGCGCATGGGTTCTGGGGCTGTAAACGCTCTACCGAGCCTAAACCCCCCCGGGGTCGCCATGGACCTGACCGCCGTCGAGCTCGCCGCCCGCCTCCGCTACTCCAAGGGCCGCATCAGCCAGCTCGTCTCCGCCGGCCGCCTCGACGGCTGCTTCCGCGGAGAGGGGCGCGCCCGCCGCTTCGACCTCGCGAAGGTGGCCGAGCGTCTGGCCATCGCGCTCGACCCCGGCCAGCAGACCGGCAACGGCCTGCGCCAGCTCGCCGCCCGGGCCGACCTTCTGGCCCCCGCGCCCGCGCCCGCCGCCCCGGCCCCCGACCGCCCCCGCGCCGAGGACGACGCCGCCCGCCTCGCCCGCGCCCGCGCCGACGAGGCCGAGGTCAAGGCCCAGCAGGCCCGCCGCCAGCTCGCGCTGGACGAGGGGCGCTACGTCCTGGCCGCCGAGGTCGCCCGCGCCCAGGCCTCCGCCGTCCAGCGCCTGCTGGCCGAGGCCGAGCGCCACCTGCTGGCCGAGGTCCGCCGCCTGGCCGCCGAGGCCGGCGCCGACCCCAAGGCCGCCGCGGCCGAGGCCCGCCGCCGCTGGCGCGCCTGGCGCGCCGACCAGGCCCGCGTCTTCGGCGCCGCCGCCGACGCCGCCGCCCCCACCGACGCCGAGGCCGACGAGCTCGCCCCGGCCTGACGATCCCGAGCGAAAGGATCAATCGCGAACCCGGCGGATCAAGGCCCCGCGCAACCATGGGGGTCCCGCCGGGCGATCCGAGTAGGCGCAGCCGGCGCGCGGTAGCCGGCCGGAACGTCGCAGCGGGGCGTGACAGCCGGGAGAGACCGGCAACCACTGCTTTCGGAGGCGTCGTCGCTGTGCCCGAGCTGATCTTCCACGGACCGGTTCAGGTGATGGCCGCCGAAGACGGCGGCGTCGTCGTCTTCGGCCCGGTCGACGGGGAACCGTCTCACCTGTCCGCGGATCAGGTCCGCGTGCTGACCGCTGCGCTGTTTCGGCACGTCGAAGCCGCCCCCACCGACGCCGAGGCCGAGATCGAGGCGGCCGCGGCCAACGACGAGCTGGCGCTGCAGGGGGTCCGCCCCCTGAACGGCGCCGCGCACTGAGGCGAAGCCGGGCGAAGGCGGCCGGCCCTTCCGGGGGGCGGCCGCACCGACGCCGAGGCCGACGAGCTCGCCCCGGCCTGACGATCCCGAAGGGGGCGGAACGCCCCCGCATCCTATCGCGCCCGACGGCCGCCTACGTCCGGTCGCGAAGCCCCCGGCCACGCCTCGCGCGGTCGGGTCCGAGCGGGAGCGGGGACGCAGAGCCCTGCTCCCGCGACGCCCTCCCCCCAGTGGAGCCGCCATGACCCTCGCCCGCCAGATCTTCGGCTGGACGCCCGAGACGCCCGAGCGCGGCCTGCCGGGCTTCGTCGCGGCCCACGAATCGCCCGCCGGCGGCGTCACCCTGACCGTGCGCGCCCACGGCGCCGCCGAGCCGCCGATGGCCGCCTGCCACCTGCCGCCCGACCAGGCGACCGCCCTCGCGGACGCGCTGCTCGAGCGCAACCTCGCCGGGCTCGACCGGATCGACCCGATTCTCCAGTTCTTCGCCTACGATCACCTGCCCGCCCACCTGCAGGCCGTGTCTCGCCCCTTCGGCCTGCTGGCCCGCCGCCTCGTCGTCGACGCGCCCCGCAACCCCGAGCGCGCCGTCGCCCTGCGCAAGCTGCTCGAGGCCAGGGACGCCGCCGTCCGCGCCGTGCTCCACCGGGACGACTGAGCCCCACTCCCCATGACCTGCCTCGCCCCCGCCGACGCCGTGGTGATGCGCGCCACGGCCGACGCGCTGACGCCCCCGCCGTCGCCCGACCCGTGGACCTGGGCCTGCGAGCATCTGGTGTTCGGGCCGAAGTCGCCGCGCCCCGGCCCGCTCGATCAGCGCGTGTTCGCCTGGGCGCAGCGCATTCTCGAATGCCTGAACCCCGAGCACCCGGCGCGCGAGGTCACGCTGCGCGGGTCCGCCCAGTTCGGGAAAACGGAGACGATCATCGGCGCGGCGTTGGGCTGCTGGTTCGACCGCGACCCCTGCAACGTGCTGGTGGTCCACCCGACCGGCTCGGCGGCGGCCGACTGGGCCAAGGACAAATGGGCGTCGTTCCGGGCCGAGAACGCGCGCATGCGCGTGGTGTTCGGCCGCGGCAGCGACCGCGACAGCATCGACTTCCAGCCCACGCTCGACCGCCGCGGCATCCTGTACGTCGAGAACTCGGGCTCGCCCTCCGGCCTGTCCGGCAAGACCTGCCCCCGCGTCGTCAAGGACGATCTGGCGAAGTGGGAGCCGAACCCCAAGGGCGACCCCGAGACGCTGGCCGACAGCCGCGCGGGCGCCTTCGAGGACGGCGCGAAGATCCTCAGCACCTCGACGCCGATGGTCCGCGGCGCCTGCCGGATCAGCCGCGCCTATGAGCGCGGCACGGCCGAAGTATGGGAGGTCCCCTGCCCCCATTGCGGCGAGCACGCCGCGCTCGAGTGGGAGAACTTCGAGCCCAACATCGACGCGGAGAATCCCGCCGCGGCGCATTTCACCTGCCCGCGTTGCGGCGGCGCCATCGAGGAAAGCCATCGCGACGCCATCGTGCCGCTGGGCCGCTGGCGGGCGACCAACCCCAAGGGCGACCACCCGAGCTTCCACATGTGGCGCGCCTACATGCCGTTCCGGTCGTGGGAATCCATCGCCCGCGCCTGGCTGGTGGCGAAGGGCGACGCCGCGGCCGAGCAGACGGTCTACAACGACGTGCTCGGCCTGCCCTACGAGCAAGCCAGCGAGGCCCCGAAGTGGGAGGCCCTGCGCGACCGCACCGAGAACGCGGCCCCCGCCGACCAGACGCCGCTGGGCCGCATTCCGCCCCGCCGCCCGCTGCTGACGGCGGGCGTGGACTGCCAGGGCGACCGCCTCGAGGCGACGATCCGCGCGCATGGCCGCGACGGGCGCGCGCACACGGTGCTGCACCTGGTGATTCCGCACCACATCGGCGAGGACGCCGCGCACGCCGCGCTGGACGCCCTGCTGAAGCGGACTTGGCGCAACGCCGCCGGGCGCGACCTGCCGCTCGACCGTCTGACCATCGACGGCGGGACCTACACCGACGACGTCTGGGCCTGGGCGAAGCGGCACCCGTGGAATCGGGTCTGCATCACCAAGGGCGCCAGCTCCGGGACCGGCCCGATCTATGCGCTGCAGAAGTTCGAGCGGCGCGCCGACGGCAAGGTGAAGCGCGCGCAGAAACGCGCCTATGTCGTCAACGTCTCGGCGCTGAAGGCCAAGCTCTACGCGGACCTGCGCAAGGAAGACCCCGAGGCGCGCGGCTTCCAGAGCTTCGCCACCGGCCTCGGCGACGCCTACTTCCGCCAGCTGGCCGCCGAGCGCCGCGTCCTGCGCCGCAACCGATTCGGCGTGATGGAAAGCCGGTGGGAGATTGCCGAAAGCGACGGCCGGAACGAGGCGCTGGACTGCGCGATCATGGCCGACGTGGCGGCCCGGCTGGCGGGCAGCGCCACGATGGGCGACGCGGAGTGGGACGCGCTCGAGGCCGCGCGCGACACGCCCCCCGCCGCCCTGCCCGGCGAGACGCCCGACCTGTTCGACGCCCCGCCCCCCGTCGCCGCCGCCCCGCCCAAGGCCACGACCGCCGCCGCCGCCGTCGACCCCGTCCTCGCCGCCTTCCGCGCGGCCAAGGGAGCCTGAGCCCCGTGTCCGAAGACCCCACGCTCGCCGCCCGGCTCGCCGAGGCGGAGGACGCGCTGCACCAGCTGACCATCGGCCGCGCCGTGGTCGAGATCGGCGCGGAGACCGAGCGCGTGAAGTACGCCCAGGCCGACCGCGCCCAGCTGGCGGCCTACGTCCGGTCGCTGCGGGTGCAGCTCGGGCGCACGCCCCGCGGCGGCGCGATCGGGGTGGCCTTCCGATGACCGCCCCCGCCGTGTCCTGGCCCGCCCGCCCCGGCCTGCGCGGCGGCGCGCCGCGCCGCGCCCCGCGCGCCGCGCTGGTGTCGTCGCAGGCCTACGACGCGGCCGACGTGATGGGCGCCGAGATCGGGGCCTGGCGGCCGTTCCGCGAGCATCCCGACAGCGAGGCCGGCTGGGCGCGCGACCTGCTGACCGCCCGCGCCCGCGACCTGGCGCGCAACAACGGCTACGCCGCCGGCGCCGCGGCGCGCGAGGTCGACGCGGTGGTGGGCGCGTCCTTCCGCCCCGCGGCCAAGCCCGACTGGCGCGCGCTGGGGATCGACCGCGCCGAGGCCGCGCGCGTCGCGGGCGAGATGGAGGCCGCCTGGCGGCTGTGGGCCGACGACCCCCGCCGCACCGCCTGCGCGCAGCGCGCCTCGGGGTGGGGCGGCCTCGCGGCGCTGGCCTACCGGTCCTACCTGCTCGACGGCGACGCGATCGGGGTGCTGCACTGGCGCGAGGACGCGCCGGGCCCCTTCGCCACCGCCCTGCGGGTGGTGGACCCCGACCTGCTGGCCAACCCGCAGGACGCCATGGACCGCGCCGACCTGCGCGGCGGCGTCGAGCTCGACGCCCACGGCGCGGCCGTGGCCTACCACTTCCGCCGCGAACACCGCGCGGCGGTCTGGGGCGCGGCGCAGGCCTGGGTCTGGGACCGGATCGACCGCGAGACGCCCTGGGGCCGCCCCGTCGTCGTCCACCACTTCGACCGCGCCCGCGCCGACCAGACGCGGGGCGTGTCGCGCTTCACCCCGATCATCGACGCCCTGAAGATGACCGACAAGCACGCCCGCACCGAGGTGCAGGCCGCCGTGCTGGGCGCGCTGCTGGGCCTGTTCGTGCAGTCCCAGATGGACCCCGACAGCGTGAACGAGCTGCTGTCGACGGGGTCCGAGGCGGCCGTCGGCAACCTGGTGGGCTACGCCGCGGCGCGCGACGCGATGCACGACCAGCGCGGCATCACCTTCGGCGGCGTGCGCATCCCGGTGCTGCCGCCCGGCGACACGATCCAGACCGTCTCGGCCACCCGCCCCGCGGGCCAGTTCGCGGATTTCGAGGCCGCCTGCCTGCGCCGGATCGCGGCGGGCCTCGGCACCAGTTACGAGCAGCTGGCGCTGGACTGGAGCAAGGTGAACTATTCCAGCGCCCGCGCCGCCCTGGTCGAGATCTGGCGCGGCTGGACCGCGAACCGCCGCCGCTTCGCCGACGGGTTCTGCGCCCCGGTCTGGCTGGCGGTGATGGAGGAGGCGGTCGACCTCGGGCTGGTGCGCCTGCCCGCCGGCGCGCCCGACTTCCACGCCGCGCCGGGCGCCTGGTGCCGGGCCAAGTGGATCGGGCCGGGCCGCGGCTGGGTCGACCCGGTGAAGGAGGTCGAAGGCGCGGTGCTGCGCGTGTCCGCGGGCCTCAGCACGATGGAGGACGAGGCGGCCGAGCTGTCGGGCGCCGACTACGAGGAGACGCTGGCCCAGCTGGCCGACGAGATCGCGTCGATGCCCCCGGGCGTCGCCCACCCCGCCCAGACCGCCTTCGCCGAGCTGTCGGCCGCGGCCAACGGCCCCGCCGCCGGGGTCCAGCCGTGACCGGGCGGGACGCCCCCGCGCTGGCGCGCCTCGCGCCCCGCGGCGCGCTGGCGCTGGCCCCCGGCTGGGGGCCTTGGGCCGAGGAGCGCGCGGCGCGGGTTCTGGCTGTGGCCGGCCCCGCAGCTCCGGCGTCGGCCATGTGGTTGGACGACGCCGTGGCGCAGGCTGCCGGCGGCGGCTGGAGACCCTACGCCATGCATGGCTCGGTCGCGGTGATCGGCGTCATGGGCCTGATCGTGCCGAGCCTCGGCTGGATCGGCTCGGACTGGGCGACCGGCAACGCCGAGCTGCGCTGGCAGGTGGAGACCGCCGCCGCGGACCCCGCCGTCGCCGCGATCGCGCTCTACGTCGACTCGGGCGGCGGCGTCGTCTCGGGCACGCCCGAGACGGCCGCGGCGATCCGGGCGGCGCGGGCGGTCAAGCCGGTGGCGGCCGTCTGCGCCAACGCGGCCTCCGCCGCCTACTGGATCGCGTCGCAGGCCGACACGCTGGCCGCCGCGCCCACGGCCTGCGTCGGGCATATCGGCATCATGGCCGAGCACTGGGACGACACCGAGGCGCTGGGCCGCTGGGGCGTCAAGCGCACCGTCTTCACGGCTGGCGCGCGCAAGGGCGACCTCTACCCCGCCCTGACGCCCGAGGGCGCGGCGGCCGTGCAGGCCGAGATCGACGGCCTGCGCCGGCTGTTCGCCGAGGACGTGGCCGCCGGCCGCGGGCTCGACCCCGCCGCGGCGCTGGCGACCGAGGCGCAGGCCTACGCCGGCCCGGACGGCCCGACCGGCCTGCCCGGCGCGCTGGCCGCCGGCCTGATCGACGCCGTGATGCACCCCGGCGACGCGCTCGAGGCGTTCGCCGCGGCGCTGACCGCGGGCCCCGCGCCCGCCTGACCCCGTTTCCCCGCCGGGCGACCGGCACTGCAGAGGAGAGACCGCATGTCGCGGTTCAACTTCGCGCGCCTGATCCCGGGCGCGCGCACCCCGGCGGCCGCCCCGAAGGCGACCACCGAAGACGACCAGGCCGACCCCGCCGCGACCGACGGCGAGGACGAGGAGGCCGCGCCCGCGGCCGAGGGCGAGGAGGACCCCAAGCCCGAGGCGGAGATCCCCGCCGAGGACGAGGAGGAGACGCCGGCCGCCAAGGCCGCCTTCCGCCGCGGCGCCGCCGCCGCCAACGCCCGCTGGACCGCCATCATGGCGCAGGCCGAACCCCACACCGCGGCGCTGGCCTGTCAGCTGGCCGCCGAGGGCCTGTCGCCCAAGGCCGCGGCCCGGGCGCTTGCGCTCGCGCCCAAGCCCGCCGCCGCCGCCCCCGGCCGCCTGGCCGCCGCGATGAAGGGCCGCGACCCCGACCCGGTCCGCGCCGGCGGCGTCGCCGCGCACGCGGGCGCGCTGGCGGAATCCATGAAGCGCCTCGTGGGCAAGGAGTCCTGATCCATGGCGACCATCATCACCGAGGCGCTGCGTCAGACCGACTGGCTGAAGCGCGAGGCCGACGGCGGCTACAGCCGCGAGGCGGTCGTCGTCGCGAGCGGCGAGGGACTGCTGCCCAGCGGCCGCGTCCTGGGCCGCATCCGGTTCGGCGCGCCGGTCGTCGCCGCCAAGGCGGGCGGCAACACCGGCAACGGGGCCATGACCCTGACGCCCGGCGCGTCCCTGCTGCCCGGCGTGAAGGTCGGGGTCTACCGCGTTCGCTGCGTCGCCGCCGCGGTCAACGGCGGCACCTTCCGCGTCGAGGACCCCGACGGCTTCGTCAAGGGCGACGTCGCCGTGGGCGTCGCCTTCGCTGACGACATCGGCTTCACCATCGCCGACGGCGCCGCCGATTTCATCGTCGGCGACGGCTTCGACGTCACCGTTCCGGCCGGAACGGGCAAGTGGCGGTCCGTCACCGTGGCCGCCACCGACGGCAGCGCTGTCGCCGCCGGCATCCTGCTGGACGAGATCGACGCCACCGCGGCCGACGCCAAGGCCGTGGTGATCGCCCGCGACGCGGTCGTGACCCCGCAGGCGCTCAGCTACGGGGCCGACGTGGACCTGCCCGCCGAGCGCGCCGCCGTCCAGGCCGCCCTGGGCGCGATCAACCCTCCCATCCTCGTGCGCGAAGGGGCCTGACCCATGCCGATCCTCGCCGACGTCTTCCGGTCCGACGCCTTCAGCGCCGTCGAACTGACCCGCTCGATCTCGGTCGTGCCGAACCTCTACGGCCGCCTGAACGAGCTCAACCTGTTCCCGTCGGAACCGATCCCCACCACCTCGGTCGCCGTGACGTACGAGAACGGCGTGCTGAACCTGCTGCCCACCAAGCCCCGCGGCGCGCCGGCGACGCAGGGCCAGACCGGGCGGCGGCAGGCCCGCGTCTTCGCCATCCCCCACATCCCGCACGAGGACCTCGTGACCGCGGGCGACGTGCAGGACCGCATGGCTTACGGCGGCGCCTACGCCATGGACAGCGTGGTCGAGTTCGTAAACCGCAAGCTGATCACGATGCGGAACAAGCACTCGATCACGCTCGAGCACCTGCGGATGGGCGCGCTGAACGGCGTCGTCCTCGACGCCGACGGCGGCACGCTGGTCGACTTCTTCGCCGAGTTCGGCGTCACGCAGAAATCGGTCAACTTCGCTCTGGCGGTCGCCGCCACCGACGTCAACGCCAAAATCCGCGAGGTGGTCCGCCACATCGAGGACAACCTGCTGGGCGAGGTGATGACCGGCGTTCACTGCCTGTGTTCGCCCGAGTTCTTCGACGCGCTGATCGCCCATCCCGAGATCAAAGAAGCGTACAAGTTCTACGCCACGGTGCAGAACCCCCTGCAGCGCGACGTCCGCCGCGCGTTCGAGCACCAGGGCGTGACGTTCGAGGAATATCGCGGCTTCGCCACCCAGCTGAACGCGGACGGCACCACCACCACCCGGCGGTTCATCGCCGCCGGCCACGCGCGGTTCTTCCCCGTCGGCACGACCGAGACGTTCGCGACCTATTTCGCCCCGGCCGACATCATCGGGCAGGAGAACCTGCCCCCGTCGACCGAGGTCTACGTCGCGCAGGCGCTGGACCCCGAGTTCGCGCGGTGGGTGAAGCTGCATACGCAGTCGAACCCGCTGCCGGTGGTCAAGCGCCCCGCCCTGCTGGTCCGCGGCACCGTGGCCTGATGACCATCGACGCCGAGCTGCGTCGCGCCCGCGACGCGGCCTTCGCGCACTTCGGCGTGCCGGTGCGCTTGAACGCGCCGGCCGACCCGCCCGTCCCCGGCGCGCCCGCGCCGGTCGACGCGCTGGCGCTGGCCGCGTCGCAGTCGGTGACCGAGACGCTGGGGCCGATCGGCATCGTGCAGCACGGCCGCTTCCTGCGCCTGCGGGCCGAGGACGCGGCCCTGCTGGCCCCCGGCGCGCTGGTGGCCCTGCTGGACGCGCCCGGCGGCGCGCCGGTCGAGACGCGGCGCGTCCAGGGGACGCCCGCCTTCGCCGACCGCCGCCGCCACGTGGTCGAGATCGACACGGCCCCCGCATGAGGCTGCAGATCGCCCTCGCCGGTTCGCTGCGCGAGACGCTGGCCGCCGAGATGGCGGCGGGCGAACGGGCGACCTCGGCCGCGATGCGGGCCACGGTCGGCGCGGTCAAGGCCGAGCTGCGCGCGCAGGTGACGGGCGCCGGCCTCGGCGCGCGGCTGGCGCGCACCTGGCGGGGCGACGTCTACCCCCGCGCGGGAGATTCCCTGCGCGCCGCGGGGTCCGTGACGTCGAAGGCGCCCAAGATCGTCCGCGCCTTCGACGAGGGCGCGGTGATCCGGTCGGCCAACGGCCTGTGGCTGGCGATCCCGACCGAGAACGCCCCGAAAAAGGGCCTCGGCGGCAAGCGGATCACGCCCTCGAACTTCCCCGAGCACGTCTTCGGCCCCCTGCGGTTCGTCTACCTCGGCCGCGCCAAGGCGCTGCTGGTGGCGGACGGCCTGCGGGCGCGGCGGGGCAAGCGCGGCGGCTTCGCCCGGGCGACCGACAAGGCGCGGGCGTCGGGCCGGGGCCTCGCCACCGCGGTCATGTTCGTGCTGGTGCCGCAGGTGCGGCTGCGCAAGCGGCTGGACTTCCTGCCGGTGGCGCAGGCGGCGGGCGACGCGCTGCCCGGGCTGATCGTCCGGCTGTGGGAGGCGCAGTCCCGCCGTGCCTGACGCCCCCAGCCCGTGGGAAGCGGTCGCCCGCGCCCTGACGGCCGCGCTGCGGACCGTCCCCGGTGCCCTCGTCCTGCGCGGCGGCGCCCTGCCCGAGGCCGTGCCACCCGCCGGCGTCGCCAACCTGGTCGAGACCGACCCCGTCGAGCTGGCCGAGCTGGTCGGCGGCGAGCGCGAGTGGCTGTGGGAGGTCGCGGTCGAGCTCGCCGTCGCCGCGGCCGACGACGCCGACCGGGCCGCGGCGCTCGACGCGCTGGCGCGGGCCTGCGCCGCCGCGGTGCGGAGCGACGCGGCGCTGGCCGCCCTGGTCGACGGCGTCCGCGTCCACGCGCTGCGCGACCGGCAGGACCTGCCCCAGCCCGGCGCCGCCGCCATCCGATCCGCCACCCTGCCGGTCGAGCTGCTGTTCGCGACCGGCCCTGACCCGATGGAGCCCTGACGATGCCCACCTACGGCCGCGACGCCGTCAGCTCCGTGCTGATGCGCGACCAGACCGACTTCCGCACCCAGGCCGCCCCCGGGGCCGCCAAGTTCGTGCGGCTGCCCGCCTACGAATACGTGGTCGACGCCACGCGCGAGCTGATCGACGACAAGGTGCTGGGCGACGGCCGCGACCCCGGCGCGGTGCTGCTGGGGTTCGAACGCTGGTCGGCCACCCTGGTGGTCCCGATGCGGTCCGAGACGCTGGGCTGGCACCTGAAGTCGTTCTTCGGGACCGCGCCGGCCACCACCGGCGGCTCGGCGCCCTATTCCCACGTCTGGGAATCGGGCGGGCCGATGGTCCACCGCACCCTGGGCCGGCAGGCGGGCGCGGTGCACTTCGCGGACATCGGCGCGACCTGGAACGAGATGCGCTTCCGCCTGGCGCGCGCCGCCGAGGCGCAGCGCCTGACCTTCGGCCTGATCGGCTGCCGCGAGGTCAAGCTGGGCGCGGTGCTCGACGCCACGCCCGTCGAGCCGACCGACGACCGCAAGATGCTGGCCTACCGCGGCGCGCTGACGCTGGGCGGCGCGGCCGTGGCCGAGGTGGTGGACCTGGACTTCACCGTCTCGCAGGGGCGCGCCCCGGACGAGGAGGCGATCTCGGGCGACCCCTACGCGCTGCGCGCGCTGGAGGGCGACTTCACCGTGACCGGCTCGGCGCGCTTCCGGTTCGAGGACGCCGCGCTCTACGACGCCGCGCAGGCGTCGACCGAGCGCGACATGGCCGTCGAATGGACCTCCGGGACCCATTCCGTGAAGTTCGAGATCGCCAACGTGATCTTCGAGAAATCCGCCCCGCCCCTGCAGGGCGGCGGGGTCATCACGCTGACCCAGCGGTTCCGGGCCGCCAAGCCGAACGGCGTCGGCGAGAAATCCATGAAGGTGACCGTGGTCAACGGCCGCTCGGGCTACGCGGCGCCGTGACGATCCGGCTCGCCCCCCGTCTCGCCGCGGCGGAGGTCGCGGTGGGGTTCGGCGTGACCCTGCGGCTCGCGCCCGTGTCGCCGGCGGCCTGGCGCGCGGCGCTGCGCGACGGGCAGCTGCGCATCGCCGACGCGCTGGCGGCCGGGCCGGTGACCCGGTCGGCCGCCGCCGCCCTGATGACCCGCGCCGTGGCCGAGCATTTCGTGATCGGCTGGGACGGCGTGCTGGGCGAGGACGGCGCGCCCGCCCCCTTCGGCCCCGCCGCGCTGGCCGAGCTGCTGGCCTACGACCCCGCGCTGCACCACGCCGCGGCGCTGGCGCTCGACGCCCACGTGGCCGCCGCCCAGACGGTGGCCGACGAGGGGGAAGCATCGCCGCCCGCGTCGAATGGCGCGCCCGCGGGGGCGTCCGGCACTGCGCCGACTGCGCCGAGGCCGCCCGCCGCGGCGGCCGGACCTGCGCCCGATGGGGCGGAGCCGACCCCTGCCCCGAGGACGAGCGCCCCCTGATGAGCGTCGAGGGCGCGATCTTCGCCGAGCTGCTGCTCGAGCACCCGCCGCGGCCGGTCCGCGGCCGGGACGGCGCGCCCGCGGGGTTCGAGGCCGACGCGGCGGTGGCCGCCGCGCTCGACGCCGGGCTGCCGGGGGCGCTGGCCCGCACCTGGGGGGTCGCGGCGGTCGCCGGCGCCCTGCGCGCCCTGGCCGAGGAGGGCTGAGGGCGTGGCGGTCAAGCCGATCGGGGTCCGCTATTCGTCCGAGGGCGGCGCGCAGCTGGTCGAGGAGGCCGAGCGCATCGGCCGCGCGGGCGACGAGGCGCTGAAGAAGCTGAAGGCCGGGGCCGCGCCCGCCTCGGCCGGGCTGGCCGCCATCGACGAGGCCGCGGGGCAGGCGCGCGACGCGCTGGACGACCTCGCGGCGCAGGCGGGGCCGCTGGGGCGGCTTGCGACCTCGGTGGGGCCGGTGGGCCTCGCGCTCGCGGGGGTCGCGGGCGGGGCGGTCGCGCTGGGCAAGGCCGGCGCCGACGCCGCGCGCGCCATCGCCGAGGTCGGGCTGGCCGCCGACCGCCTGCAGATCGACCCCGCGGCCTTCGAGCGGCTGCAGGCCGCGCTGGTGGTCCGCGGCCAGGGCGGCGTGCCGCTGGAGGAGGCGCTGACCGGCCTGCAGCAGCGGCTGGGCGAGGCCGCGCGCGAGGGCGGCGAGGCGCGCGAGCGGTTCGAGGCGCTGGGCGTGGCCGTCGGCGCGCCGCTCGAGACCGCGATCCGCCAGCTGGCCGACGGGCTGGCGGGCATCGAGGACCCCGCCCAGCGGGTGGCGGTCGCGTCCCAGCTGATGGGCGACGCGGGCGCGGGGCTGGTGACCGTGCTGGGCGAGGGCGCGGCGGGCTTCGACGCCCTGACCGCCGAGGCCGAGCGGCTGGGGCTGCTTTACGGCGGGGACCTGATCCGCAGCGCGCAGGCCATGACCGCGCAGATCGACGCCCAGAGCGCGCTGATCGACGCCCGCTGGAACCGCAGCCTGGCCGAGAACGCGCGCCTGTGGCTGGCGATCCGGCAGGGCGCGATCGGGGCTTTCGACGCCGTGACCTCGGTCGCGCGCGCCATGGCCGCCATGGCCG